TTTCATCACTTGTCTCCTGTATCAAGAATGTATTAGATGTAGAAGTAATGCCAACTATACTGTTAATTTCCTTGAACTCGGTTTCAATAGTGCTTGATGCATCTTCTTTTATATACACTCTGAGTGTAGATGTGTCAATACTATCATTAGGTAAAATATATCTTTGATTCGCTTGTGATAAGTTTACAGACCATTGTTTTTCTAAAAGTTGACCTTGATATATTTGAAGAAATCCAGTAGATTGTCCAAAGTTAGAAGCAGCAGTCACTCTTTGTGGTAAAGAGTATGTATAGTTAATACCATTCAAACCAGAGTTTGCAATAACTCCTTCATCAATACTAATTGATGTATTTGTTGTTGAGATTCCTGTAATGTTAATAGAAATAGTTGATACCGCAGCACGTTTAGATCTAGGAACATATCCTATATTTCTAGCGAGTGATACAACGTTTTCTCTGAGTGTTGCTGAATCAATAAATGATTCATTCGCAACCATGTTAGTGTTATATGCTGTAATGTAGGTATTATATGCTAATGTATTAATAAGGACAGATAAGTTAGATCCCTCAAAGTCAAAATCTGAGAAATTGGAGTTTTGTCTCAGATAATCTTTGATTGAAGTTTTTATATCTTCAAAGTTGAGATTTGTGAATTGATTGAGGGCCATTATAGTCTAGTCGGTTCTAATATAAAGTTTATTGTTTGTAGTGGTAACGACAAACCAACGATGTTGTACGATATCTCAATATCTAGAGAATTCTCATCAGGTCTAGGGTTAACACTTACATCTGTAAGATCGACTCTAGGTTCAAAGTTTGTTATAACAGTATCAATTTCTGTAGAAATGGGATCAATGAAATCAGAGTTCCCTAATTCAAATAATGCACCTGTGATACGGGTGCCAATGTCATCTCTAAAAAATACTTCACCAATCTTTGTCCTAACAAGATTCTGCACAGCACGTTTGATTGCATCCTCATTTTTCAAAGGAAGCAAATCCCTTGTAACAGGGTGACGTTTGAAGGATAGTGAAATATCCCTAAAACCTCTTGATATTTTGCTGAGAGGCACTTTTTATTGAATACTCGTGTATTTAGTGCTATTTAGACAGTTTCTACGAGTTATCTTTCGTCTGATTGATGCTGATCATTGAAATGGTGGTAATATTGTTCATCTATGTCTGCCATGACTTCTTCTCTATCCTTTGCAGTTTTCCAGAAATAATCATCTTGATCACCCAATCCATCTCTTTCATATCCATGCTCTACTTGATAGTAGTCTGTAGAGACCTTGAAGTCCGGTGTTTTCACTTCTACTGGGGTTAGACTATTATCATAGATTCTCATCCTGTTATTGGGGTACAGAGCGAACTGACCATTCTCCAATGCTATGAGGTTGTGTGACTTGTGCTCTGCAGGAGTTTCAGAAGTAGAGCAGTCAATGCTATCTGCAGAGTCGTGGTAGTTGTCCAGTGTACAGATGTATTCTCCTCTAATGCTTCCGTGATCACGGGTATTAATTTCATAATCCGCACTTCCGATGATCGATTTTGTGATTGCTGTGACTCCATAATCCATACAGTTCCAGAATTGTAAATTAGGTAGACTCATATCTGGATTAGGAGTCTTTGGTTCAGATACAAATGCACTGATTGGAAGTTTATCAAACAATGCAGCATATTCATACAGATATGTCTCAAAGTAAAAAGCACGACCCGGCATTGACTTAGCAGTTACCCAGACACCCTTTACAAACTCTCCATGACCATCTTTATGATCTCTCAGATATTCCTTTCGCACCCACACATGTTCAGCAGGTAAATTACAGATCAACGTTGACATAATAAACTATCTCTGTACTAATTATACACAAAAAAAAGAGGACGTCTAGTCCTCTGTATCTATACCTAAGTATTTGACCTCTATATCGTCAGGGTGTGGAGTTCCGTCACGATAGAATTGTTCTGCGAATTCTTGAGTTACCTCTAGCATCTCTTCCTCATCAATGTCAGAACGGACTTTCTCACCCTGTAAGTATATATCGTATCTTTCCATTTCAGTTAGTTGTATATTTGACATTACAACTTTACTTATATAATTCTCATCTTCTCGTGTCCCACTCTAATCGTTGGGTCACACCAGATCTCGAATCCTGCTTTGATTGCTTCAAGACAGAAAGAAACATCTTCACCACACATATCCTGTACTTGACCAGAATCAAATACCTGCATCTGTGGTGCAAACCAAGGGTATTTCATTTCAGGGTTCTCAAACACACCTTTCTTGATCATCACCCATCCAAACCCTGTGTAATCACATGTGAATGGTTTTCTTCTTTTCTGTATACCATCAACCATTTCATGATTCATGACTCCACCATTCTGTTCAAATTCGTCCTCTTCTAACCAATGTGCAACAGATGTAGTCTTACCATCTTCTGTACAATACCATCCTGCAGCGATATCTTTATCCATCCATACAAGTTTGTAAAATGCTTCTAGATTGAATACAATATCACTATCAATCCATAATTGAAGATCATAGTTGAGTTTACCTTGCCATGGTAACTGATCAGGACCTTTGAGTACGTTTGCTCCTAATACTTTACATCGAGCAAAGTTGACCATTGAAGAATAGTCTTGCGATATCTGAATTGATGCACCTTGCTGTACACATTCAAAACAGAGTTGTACAAAGTTCTTCAGAAAAGTATATGATACTCCACGACCGGGAAGACAGAATACAATTGCTTTACCTTTAATTAATTTTCTTGCTTCCTCTATCGAAAACTCATCACTACTAACCTTGTTTGTAGTTTTTGGTGGAGTAGTCACCACCTTAAATCCTTTTGCCATTACAGAAACTGTTTGTCAATTCATTATACAATGTAATTTATACTCCGTCAACAATCCATTAAAAAAAGGCGACCTTTGTCGCCTTAAAGAAATATTAAGTTATAATCCTCGGCGAAAACTCACAGAGTTAGTTATATAAAATCTTACCTATGTCTAATCTTCGTCATAATTGACTTGTATTGAGTCTTGATCCAACGAATTGGTTTCCATGACTTAATATGCTGTATTGTAAATGGAGTTTTATCGAGTTTCATCCTTGACCTCTTCTAATTTCTCCTCCCAAGAATCGTCAGGAGTAAAAATAACAGGACCTTGTGCTATCGCATCTGCCAATTCATCTAATAGTGGATCTTTTTCCATTTTTTCCAAAAATAAGGTAGTATGCCCCAACTAAAACGAGTGGCACGGTTATCATATGCATTATAACCATCATTTGCAATTCTGTCAAACCAGATGCGGTTGTAACCTGCTCTGTCCATGTACCTTCCAACATGTAAACCTGTGGGTTCGCCATGAAATAAGAAATTGCTGAAAATGTCATTAAAATATTGTATCTAATTCTATTATATAGAATCGTACTTAATTGTCACTTGTTCTGGTGAATAACAACTCTTTACACCGGCATGTATCATTTGACGAAACATTTCCTGTCGTCGTAATGCCTCTTCCTCACTAATGTGATGGTAAATTCGTTTTTCGTCGAGATATACAGAATAACTCATAAAACTATACACTTTGTAGGAATTCCTCCCCTACCTCTTATATAGCGTTTCCGTTGAGCAGGTGCAAGTTCTGCTTTCCATAGTTCAATTGCTTCCCATCTCTCCTGTTGAAAGAACTCTTGTTGGAAGTACCAGATCTCTACAGATTCGTGCCCTTTATTTTTATTACAGTCCTCACAGCAACATATCATGTTTGTCAAGTCTGATTGACCACCATGTGCTTGAGGATGTATATGATCTATCGTATCTGCCCTTTCCCCACAATATGCACACTTATACTTCCACGCTTCCTTTATATTCTTTTTCCACATCTTTCTCGCTTTACTATAATTACTCGCCAACATTTCATAAAGGTACTCTGAAGGTTTGCTTAGAAGCATACATATTTGGTGTAGTAATATTATCTATATGAAACCAAAGTTTATTATGAGTTCGGGTACTGGATGGTCGGCGACCACTCCCCTGTGGTACAC